CATAAATACATTTATGCACGAATAGAGAATAATGGCTAAACCAATGTATTGACTAAAGGCTTATAGGACATACCAGGTTGCCCTCCAACAGGTGCGCTTCCCGATAGTAAATTACGCGTATTTAATGCGGCACCATATCCTGGAATGTCTGTCGTATTAGCGACAGCGCTTGATGGAAAAAATGAACTTAAACTTAGAGCCCCACCCTTTATTTTTTTCACCATTTTTTTCACCATTTTTTTACTTTTTCTTTTGGTCTTTTTCCCTCCACCCATCAAGACCCGCGCATCGACTGGATTCGGCATTCCTCCGGTATTATTGTACGGATAATATTTGTCGGACGGAATATCACAAAAATTTATGGGTATATTCGGAGTGGTTCCACCTTTAAATTTACGTGTTTTTGCATTTTTGGTGTTTTTGATTTTTCTTTTTTTGCTTATTTTGTATTTAAGGGTCATATATTCGGTTTGAACAGATGAATACTTATATTATAGTGATGGATATTGTTCCGTTAATTTTTAATAAACACACAATTGTATTAAATAAAGGAATTACGGAAAATAATACTTCTGTATGAGAACCAAATAACCTAGATACTAAACTAGAAACGCACGAATTACTTGAAGGATTTTTACCAGCAATTTTATTTTCAATAACGGTTAAAAAACATTTGCCGAATATGTTCCATAATGACACAATACTAATGTAATAAAAAATACATATACTCAAAAATAATACATTGTTGCTTAAATACGGTGCTAATAAAGCGATAACACATATAAGTATGTGTAATGCTTGTATAATATATAAAAGTATCAATTTGCCAATCATTATATATAGAACCATAGAGTATTTTTTTCACTGGTATAGTAAATATTTGTTTCATTTATTCAATATCTACATGTGTAAGCATATGACGTCGGCAACATACATTGTTCAACCCTAATTTGTCTAAAACTTCCCCTTCGGGCGTTTTATCCATAACCTGTTTTGTCAAATAAACGACCTTTTCCACTTGTTGTCCTCGATGTATCTTGATCTTACGCACCTCCTCTTGGTAAAACCTATATTTGTCTGCCAAGACATTTCCGCACGTGAAGCATTTAACCGGAATAATCATTGTTTTTTGGGATCTTATATTATAATCAGTGTAAAATATTATCTTTAATCAATTTTTAGACAATTGATGAAAACCAAAAAATATATCTAAATAATACAAATAATCCATTTAGAAATCGCGATATATGGCAAAATCATTTTTTACTGAAACGCACATAATTATTGTTATTGTCGTTCTCATTTTATTGACAATTGTCTATTTATTGTCACTCAACCTTAAGGAGGGTTTAACACCTGCAACTGCAACTGCACCAACGGCAACGGCAACACCAACCGTAAATGTAACTTATTCACCTTCGCCTTCTCCCATGTCAAAATCCATTATCCAAGAATTGACACAAAAATTTGGAGGTCTAACCAATTCGAATCAATGTACTCTAGGTGGTAGCGATTATGACGATTGTATGTTATATTTTGCAGTTAAACAACAAAATGACAGAGTCGATTTAGAGAATCAGGTAGATATTTGCGCAAATTCATTGGCTCCCAATTATGATCCAAACAATTTTATTAATGTAAATGATCCAAGCAACGTTCAGCTAAATTATAATTTACTTGGAGAAGGTCAAACACTAAATCCCAAAACCATGTCAAACAATAATATTCGACAATACAATATTCCGGGATATTGGTATCAACCTGGGTCATTCGCCTATAATTCCAATTTTAAGGAAAACACGGATTCGATTTATAATAGTTCAACTACCAATACGAGTTTAGTTTCTCCAATTACATCGGCCCCCTATTTACAAGGCGGGTTTTGCCAACAATATGTAAATGATACTATCAAAAAAAATGCGATGTGCAATTCTCTTCCGAGCAATGTTTGCGCATCTACCGATTGTTGTGTTTTATTAGGCGGTCAAACATGTGTTGCGGGAAATGAACAAGGACCTTTAGTCGAATCCGCATATAGTAATTTTTTAGTGCAAAATCGCGATATGTATTATTATAAAGGGAAATGTTACGGAAATTGTAATCCGCCGTTATTTTGAAGGTCCGCTAACAGCTCTCATTAATTGTATTCTTCCCGGTGTTAAATATGCCGAATTATTTATCATATCATCCGCTTTTTTATTCGTACTCTCCAGTATATATTGATCAATACTATCCTCATCTACTTCTATTTGCTTTTCGGTTTTATTTTCGGTTTTATTTTCAGGTTCTACAGGTTCTTGCGGCATTAAATGCAAAGGGACATTTTTTGTTCTGGGACTCGAAAATACTGTTTGATATTTTGCATTTTCAATATCTTTATCGAAATCATGAGGGAGCAATGTTTTATTTAAATCCGTTTCTTGTATATCGATCGGTGGAAAAGCATATTGTCTCCTTAGTAGTGGTGGAGGTTGTAACGGTTCATCTTCAACTTGTGTTGTACATGAACATTGTCTCCCCTGTGAATTTTCACGAGATGTTATATGCATATCTGCTAAAGATGTTCCTATTGTTTTATAGGCTACAACAACATCTTCACACAAAGTCCTCATGAAATTATCCGTCATCAACTCATTCGCACGCATATATTTTCGCATTGATCGAAACAATTTGGCGAGTTTCCTTTTTTTTTCGTCGATTTTATCTACTGCGTTTTCTTCTTCCAAATCATCAAGAAAATGTCTGTTTCTACCATCACCGCGTATTCTTTTTATCTCCTTGATTGATTTACATTCATGTAATAATTCCAGAACACGCTGTCTATACATATATTTTCGCAAATCATCTGGCGGTTGATTACATGAGACCGTCATCAATAAGCGATTGGAATCCTCATCCTCACCGACACCACAATTTTTACCGAAAATATTACATTCAATCAACGACGGATTCTTGGATCGAATATGATAAACACGCTTTGTTTCGCTATCAATAACATCCTCATTCAATGTCCGAACCCATTGGCACGATTTCCAGTCAAACAATTCACTATCCACGTCAATCATTTCCGCGCGAACATCTTCTAATGCTGGGCGTAAAATACGTTGCAAAATCTCGCCATAAACCATGCCCGCTTTTTTTCCACTATCGATAAAGCGATAATCGGACCGCGGAATTTCAGCAAAAGTCTTCATCATTTCTACATTATGACCTGCGCCAATTCCCAGAAATATATTGGAACAAAATCCGTCAAATAGTATCATTTGAGATAATTCGCGTGGATCAGTTTCTCCCTCATTTGCATCTCCATCAGTCAGTAAGATATGGAACATTTTGTATGCCGATTTTTCTTGGTCAAGTTCATTGGCATATTTTTGAAGGGCCGATCTTGCATTACGCAGCGCGATTTCGATATTTGTGCCATTACGAGGTTCGAGTTTTTCCACTGCCCGAATTAGTTCTTCCAAATTTGCAGTCGTCACCCGCGTCATATCGATAATATGTTCGACACAATCATCGAATGCATCGACTTGAATATTAACTTCGACGTCGGACTCTGCGATAAATGTCATCATATTTTTAAATGTCGTTTTAACATGCCGCATCTTGGATTTTCTGTCTCGTCCGATATCCGACATAGATCCAGACATATCAATACTAAAGACAATTACAATAGGGGTCTTGGTAAATGGCATTTCGACCATCTCCATTTCGAGAATTCCAAATTGCCAGGGATCGCCACTGGATGTTGGATGCATCTCTCCATTATGAAAACGAATAGTTGATTGCTTGATATTAGAGGCCATTTTCGGTATTAATTTTGAAGGTTTTTGGGGGGTGTTTTGTAAAATTGATTCGCAAAAGGAAAATCAATTTTATCCCACAATCAAAACTAAACCAACAATGTCAAACAAATCATTCCCCAAGACAGTCGTCGTATGTTGTAACACACATGGCGAAATACCGATACAGGTTGATTCATCAAATAATCAACTCATGGATATAGATATCAATATCAATAAAATGACAAAAGAATTACCACCAGGGATCGAACATTTTCATAAAATAAGTGCCGTTTTACCTGGAGTCGCGAATATTTCGACATTGGAAAATTCCGAATATTTGACACAAAAAGTCTTCGATGAAATTGCGAATTGCGAGATAAATGAAAAAAATATGTGGTATTTCGTAAATAGGATCCAAAAACGCCTTATTTCGGCGAATCAATACCATCATAAAATAATCATGGAACAAAAACTTTCATCGACCGATTCGAACGCGAAGTATTTGAACAAATTCCAAAATTATAGCGACCAAATGTTTAATAGGGTCCATTTTAGTCAAAAAAAGGCCACATTTATAAATAAAATATTTTACCGATTTAAACCCGACGATTTGAAAAACATGGAAAATACGGAAAGTCTAGAATCCGCAAAATATTTCAACAAAATCGTTATAATGAGTGGCAATGAAGAAGAAACTCTGGATATTTTCGAATTATTGGAAATGGTTGGAGTCCATACGGATGAAATATCCTTATACGAAATCTTGGAATTATTAGCCGGATTGGGAGCCACAAATATTGCATATGTCGATTTATCATGTGGATGGATTCGAACGGATGCGAGAACCGAACGACGAATACGTAAAACAATCATGTCATCCCAATTGTATTAATCTCTATTCGTGCATAAATACATTTATGCACGAGTCTGTTTGGATATAGGTCTCTCAAAGAGGGTGGGTGTTTTGTATCCATACACATATTTAGTTTGCGGATACAAAAACACGGATAGACCTTAATTTGATCTAGAAGTTATTTTCGTAGGATCTAATATACGGATATTGGACAATTATGCGAAATTACATAGGTAGTTTATTTTTATTTTTTCCGTTGATATCGAGATTTTTATCTTTTACTCCGTTTTCTCAATTACACGCCAATATATCCTCCATTCTAAGTTCGTATGCCTATTGTGAAAAAAAGGATTATGATAAAATCGTATTTACCGGATCCGCTACAGGATTCAAACTAACCGATGTGATTCATGATAAAGGCAAAACGGATATACAAGGATACATGGGGGTTTTACCGTCAATAGGATCATCATCAGATGCGTCCTTGTACATCGTTTTTCGCGGATCGAGTTCCATACGAAATTGGGTCGAAGATGCGGAAATCAAAAAAGTCGAATATACGACATTTCCAGAATGTCATTGTAAAGTCCATAAGGGATTTTACAATTCGGCACTGAGTATAATGGATCAAATCCGGAATTCAGACACGATTCATAACGCAAAATCCATTATTGTAACCGGTCATTCTTATGGTGCGGCCGTTGCTCAACTGGTTGGAATGGAACTGGCGACCAAAATAGATCCGGGAAAAATCGCCGTTTATAATTTCGGACAACCCCGTGTTGGAGATTACAATTATTCGAGATTTGTCAATAATCGCATCCCACTTTGGCGCGTAGTTCATGCAAAAGATTTGGTTCCTCATGTTCCACCCATGGATTATGGTTTTGACTATTATCATTCTTGTACCGAAATTTTTGAGGATTCTGAATCAAACGTGCGAAAATGTAGTGATGTCAATTGTGAAGATCCCACATGTGGGCAGCAATATGCAATGCGCGAAACCAATGTAAAAGATCACGATACCTATTTAGGGGTTGAAATGACGTGTAATTTATTTATCTATATAAAATAAGAATGAATCTATTATCATCTATTTTTACGCCAGTTAATATCAAATCGAAAATAATTGAGAAATTGAAGCCATTTTCTCAATTGCAAAGAGAATACGGTTTCGAATCAATTTATAGAACAAGTTCGATTGAATATTATTCAGAAAAAGGTAAAAATAGTACAAATTTTAAATTAGACGGTGTTCCCCTAGCTAGAACGACAAGTCGCCCAACCCTGGACGATAACGAAGAAGGCAAAATGGATATATTGGAACCTGTATGGTATGCAACATCTCTAGACCATTCTATTAATTATTGTAACAAAGAACATGATGCATATGAAAGTAGTAAAATAATATGGGAAAAGCATTTTAAAGAACCATTTCGCGATAAACCGCCATCACCATGTGAAAGTTATCGATATCAACCCCACGATGAAAGTTCATATAGAGGTAAAAGGCTCCTTTTTTTAGATTTAACCGGCAAAAAATCTGATTCAGATAACTCATATAAAATGGATACGGATTTAGTATCAATGATATATGACAATATTATGAAAAAATACGAGGATCAAATGTGGGAAGACGAAGGTAAAAAATTACTATGTGTAGATCATCCATGTGATAATATCTTTTCGGAATTGGAAATTCGTTCAGCCTATGGTTCCTATGGCGGTATTCGTATATCGGAACTATATATCGATCGGTTTTTTACATTGGAATTATTCCATATTATCGAAGAATTAGGTATTGAAAAGACACTGAATTGTGTATTTATGGGATATTTTCATGGAAAGGTTGATGCTGGAACTTTTCATGAAGAAAAAAAAGAAGTTGTTCATGACGGTTATATGCCACCTGAATTTTCCATTCCATATAGATCCGCCATAGTTAAAAATTATATAGGTTTCAAAGGTTTAGTAGCCAAAGGACGAAAATTAGTATCAGACACTCAAGAGTCCAAATCCGACACTGAGAATAACAATATGAAAAGACGGCGTATTGGAGGAAGAAACCACAATATAAAAACTCGGAAAGTAAAAAAGAAGAAAGTAAGCAAAAGAAAAACCAATAAAAAATAATCGCGGAAATATCAATCTATTATTTCGGATGATGAATTTTGAGGTGGCATGCCTCACAAACCGTCTTCAAATTCGCCGGATGATTTTTATGAAAAACATCACCCGTCACCTCGTTTTCGATCCATCCTTTATCATCCGCTAAACATTGTTCTTGAATATGATGAGTTTCTGTCCCCAATTCGGATTTACACATTTCGCATTTTCCTCGAATTTTTACGGAATTGTATCTGGACGGATTGTGCAAAAGTTCTCCTCTGGATTCGGGGAAATATTTTCCGCGAATTTGATAGGCCCGTTCCAAGAAATCCGTGGGTAGATGCATCGATTTACATACTTCCAGACCATACATTCGATTTCCCGGACCATCACGTAATTTACGGTCGTATATCAGGCGATCGGTTTCGCGGTCATAATGGACCGCCATATGTTTCAGCGCAAGTCTTGATAAATCTTGGATCTCCTGGTATTTCACAATTTCATGAAAATGGGTAGCAAAAATAAACGACGACCCTTTTTCATGTAATTCCATGAGACCCGCCACAAAAATACTGAGAGCGGACTCGGTTTCTGTTCCGGAGCATAATTCGTCCCCCAAAATCAGACTCTGTTCATCGGCCATTTTCAAAATGACCCGGAGTTCCGACATTTCCACAGCAAATGTAGATAGACCCTTGAACAAATCATCGTTACCCAAGATTCTGGAAAAAATCGCGGTATAAGGTCGATATCGAAATTGGGTACAAGGAACGTATAACCCTGCTTGGGCCATGATAACGGCGATTCCAATAGCGCGGATAAAACTGGTTTTACCTACCGCATTGGTTCCATACAACAGAATACCATCCTGTGTTTTATTCGACGATCCAAGATCGACATCATTTGCCACATAGATTTCACTCGTTTGAATATGTTCTATGAGAACATGACGGAGGCCCTTGACATCGATAAATGATTTTGGGTTACCGTCGTCGTGAGAATCGTCGATTACAGGACAACAATAGTGAAATTCTTCCGCAATATATGCTTTACACTGTAAAACATCCACTCTCGCCAAGAAATCGGCGACGTTTTCGAGATCTCCGTAAAACTGTTCTTCCAATTTTCCAAGAACCTGGCGATAGGCGTTCAGGATCGCGCGATTTAAGGCGTCTTTTTGAAACAATAGATCGCGACAAATCTTGGACAATAGGGGGGCCTCAATTTCGTCATTCGACGTCGAAGCGGATTTCAGTCGGATTTCGTTCCAACTTATTCCTTCGACAATGGTGGTACTACCCCTCTTCTGTGCAATCGCCTTCAAAATAAGTCCTCGTTTCTTGGTAATTTGTAATGTCGCCCCCGATTTTTCCGTTTCATGGATTTTGACATATTCAGCATCGGCTCCCATCGACGGTTCTTGTTCGCGAATGGCATCATTGAGAGCACAATGAATTTGGTCGAAAAGCCGCCCATTTTTTTCATATTCGTCCAAGACTCGGTCCAATTCTTCGCAAATACCTGGGCGAATAATGGATCCCGAATCAAAGGATTGTAGAGAGGCCGTTGTTTTACATCGATCCAACCAAAAGGATTTTTCCAAGAATTGGCAAATCGTTTCACATATGATTTCGAAGGATTGGCTAGAAATCAAATATTCACGGACTATCGGCAATTCGGCCAAACATATCCATATTTGACGAGCCTTCCCGATAGAATCGTACAAATAATAGATCGACGAGGGATAGATTTTACCCATAACCAATTGGCGGCAGAGTTTCTCCATATCACGAACCTGTCCAAGAATTTTACGGAAAGGTTGGACCATTTCGTAGGTGGCCGATTCCAACATTTGTTTGGTGATTTTATATTCTTGGTTTAACCATGTTTCGTCAGTAGTTGGCGAAACCAATTGTTTATGAAAAAGGCGTTTTCCCATTGGTGAGCAACAATGATTCAAAAACGATGCGACAGAACTTAAACGGCGATGGGACCCCCCATTTACCGATTCCAAGATATTCAGTTGTTTCAATGTATGATTGGCCAAGATAACCCCCGAAATTGCATGGAATTCTGGTATCGAAATACCGCGAACTAAATTGGGATTATGTTCTTGGACAAAATCCAGCAAAAAGCAAAACGCCTGTGTTGCCGTAGGATACGTCTGAAATTCGGAACATATTTTGAATGCGGTTTCTCCGAAAAAGGTGGTCAGAATATGCGAAACATATTTTTGTTTTCGGCAATTGTCAATCTTGGTTTTCGATATTTCATCGCAACTTTTGATAAAATGGATACGGGGGCCTTGACTTTGAATTCCCGAGAATTGTAAAATCGAGGCGATTTCTGAATCGGTCATAACCGCTGAATCATATATTAGTAAAATCTCACTCGGATTATATACCGTGATTATACGTTCCAATTCATCGAATGTGGTGGGTTGAATGGCGAAAGGTTGTTGAAATTCGGTCAAAAACGATTTTCCAGTGAAAATATTGGCAATGGCCGTTCCACAAATCAATTGCGGTTTGGTTTGTGTCTTTACCCTAGTTTTGGGCGTAAAAATATCTAGCCAAATACAGGCAATATTATTCGTCATTTGAGGTAAAACATCGGTTTCACATGAAATATAGGTTCCAGGGGAATGGACCGAATCCAAAATACGCCGAATGGTTTTACCCTCCTTTTCTTGGACAAAAACGGGAGCAGCGAACCCATTTTCGGTGATTTTTTGCAAATATTTATCCAAGGTATAATCGCGAAATCCGGCCATTAAAACCTGGCGATTCTCATGCGTCGCCTTTTTTTCACTGATATTTAGATTACAAATTTGGGCAAAATCTTGGATCGCGGAATCTTGGATTTCGCCCGTTTGGGGACAACGAAAGCCATAGACTTCGAAAAACGCCCCCACCTGGAGTAAAACAATCGTATTTTTCCCATATTTTTCTTGGTATTTTTTGGTCAATTGAATATATTCTGTGTATATTGAATCATATGACTGATTAGACGATGCCATTTTTCACGATAATAATATATTACATGAAAAATTTATACCATTTTACAATTATTGTTTCGACAATGTTATGGTAAAATAATTTATAAAATCATTTACAAATTATATGTTATTGAAGAATAAAATAATGAAACCAATGAAACCAATGAAACCAAATACATTGCGAATAACAAGTGGATTGATATTGGTAACTTTTGCCTATTTTATCAAAAATTCAAAAAAGAATATTCATGAAATCGTTATTGGATCAATGATGTTATTGTTATTTTTTTGTTCGCAACTATTTTGGAGAGATCCGATCCGACGTTCCATAATACATAGGCTGGACGCGTTTGTGGCAAAAATTACGATTATATATTCCATCCTTTATACGATTCTTACTAAACATATGGAAAAATATTGGTTATATTTTACAATAATTGGTTGTATCGCCATCGCATTTTATGCGAGCAATTATTATTCATCGAAAGATTGGTGTTGTCCTCATCATATATTTTGCCATTGTCTGTTACACATATTTTGTTTCGCTGCGTCATTGTATGTATTTATTTGATGATCGGGTCGCAGTAAAACAGTAAATCAACATATTCATAAACAACGATTTAATTGTTTCACTTGTTGCTACACGAATAGATTCTTTCGAAAATCCATCTTTTGTACAAAGATCAATATTACGAATCATCGGACTACATGCCAAAGCAATTCCAGCGGGTATATAAAGTGGATACACTGAATGCAACGTAGAAACAATCGCTGAACTGACGCCAAAATAAAGAAGTATCTTGGAAATAAACCCCGCCGTCATTTTTCCGAATACTACGGGAATAGTTGTAATGCCAGCGCGTTTATCGCCGTCATAATCCCGAATATCATTCAAAATTTCCATATGTAGCGATGAGAACCAGACCAAACGTATGATAGATACTAATAAATGATTATTTATTGATAATGGATCAATCGCTAATGCTGAGAAGGCAATTGATCCAGAAACAATGGATGCGCAAATCACATTTTTTATAAAACACATGCGTTTGAAAATGGGCGTATAAAGAATAAGCATTAGAACGGACGCATACGTTGTTATTGGAATGATCGGTTCTCGGGTAAAACATAAATTTGACAGAATCATCGCCGAACCAAATAATGCGGCGGTTAATCCGAAAGCGGTCCTCGTGCTTACAATGCCACTAGGTAGAGGTCTCGTAGGGTGATTTTGTCGGTCGATGTCGATATCATATATATCATTGATTACCATACTTCCCGACATGACGAGTTGTGTAATGAGCGATGCTATCCAAAATCCGCGATCTGAGAAAAGTTGTATCGATGGATTTGTGATCCATCCTCCCAAAAAGGATAACATAAAAGTGGGTAAAATATTGGCAGGTCGTATAAGTTGAAGTATGGATATCACAGGGGACGGTTTTACAAATTTTATTAGAGGCGTTGTTTTGCTACGAAAAGAATATTTATGTGTCTGGGTTTTTGATATGGATATGGAAATGAAAGGTGAATGATGAAACGATCCACAAATAAATATTTGTATGAAAAAAAATAGCAATAGTAGTGTTTTTTTCATTTTTTGATAAATCAATATTATACAAAACGCAGGTTTTACTTATATCATTTGTGTAAATTCATTGATAAAATTGTCGTTGATACTGTTCAATGCCATTTTTTGCGATAAATTGCAAATGTCTCATTGTAATAGCAAAAGATGAACCTGAATGACCAGGGGCATCTGGTAAAGATTCCATTTTCCGCATTATTCGAGTAATATTTGGATGATCACTCCACATAAATCCTTCATTCTCATTGGGTTCAAACGATTTCATCCAATCCCATAATTCCATTTGACTTACGGCGGTGTAACCATTTGATATCATAGAACGGGTATGTTGGTTGGAGATAAAGCCAAAGTTCATTTTTACCGGATTCGTTTATTGGAACAATATCTAGACGTACTTACAAAATCAATTTTTTATTTTTCATTTTTCAAGTAAAATTGATTTTCCTTTTTCATAAATAATGAAAAATACTACATAAAATCATATGCAAAATATTATCGAACTAATCAATATGGTGAAAGGTTGCTGTTCCGATCCTATCCATTTCGGAAATAATTACGGTCAATTTGTCGAATTGGACAATTTGCGCCCTTCTGATGAAGAGAAGGCTTTGACAAGTCAATCTTGTCCCGAATTGAGTCGTTTAAATGAAGCACATATGAAAAAAATAATATCTTACAATGATCTCTATAATGAAAAAAATATGAAAATAGAAAACAGTATTTATCACCGACAAATATTCTTGGGTGTTATCATTATATTTATAAGTGGTGCGCTTTTCTTCGAAATAATATTTACACCCTTTGACAAACGACAATAGATCCAGAGACCCAGAGAAAACCTAGAGAAAAACCCATAAAATTGATTGGTTCGATATTTTTTTGCATGAATTGCAACAATCCAACAACCGAACAATCGATCAAAAGACAATGGCAAAACCCTGGTCCGTCGCAATTTTCGAAGAGAAACGTTCTCACCTTACTGGATTCGCAAGATCCAAGTTAATCCCTCTCCTAGAAGATGAGGATTGTCGTCGTATTGTCATACGCGCACCAGTAAAATCCGGCAAGAGAGAAATAGCCGAATACGTGGCGGTTCGTGATTTACAAACGGTGGTTCCCGATGATAATAGTTCAACCCATCGAAAGCATGCATTCTTGAGCGCATGGCATCGTAAAGCCGACGAATCGCAACGCACAGAATTAGAAAAACATAATCTCGCCGTATTTTCCATTATCAATGACAAAAGTGTAGAAAAATTCGTAGTTTGGCTAAACCGACAATTAACGAGTGATCCCACGCTCCAAATCGTCCTCCATTTGGACGAATGTGATCATGGATCTGGAATCAAGCAAAAACTCAGTAAGATATGGCAAACCGTCCGCGAAAATCCCCGTATTACAAATATCCTCTATAGTGCTACACCGGAGGAGGTCCGATTTTCGGGTGAAGTCGAGGATGAAGAATACGACGATATGATGGAAGAAATCATGCAGGGTCATCGCGTTGAATATTCGCCTCCTGATGGATATTGTGGTCCGCAAAAATTCTTGGATGAGGGTCTCATATTCGATGCAAAACCATTCTTCTACCAGAATCCCGAATCGGGGACCTATTATTTATCAGAACAAGCGCGCGCCATCATTCGCGATTTTCGCGAGAACCTTATCCAAGATCCCCGACGTAATATGATTGTTTTGCGGCTATCGTATGTCATGGAATCCGGATCCAAGCGCGAGAAAAAGGAGAACAAGGCGATCTATCGATTTCTCGCGCTTGG